GAGATGATGGAAGTCTTGCCGGCGGCGAGATCCCGGACGTAGATGGTCTCGTAGGTGCCGGGGCTCCCGAGGTTCGAAGCGGTCGAGCGGAATGCGACCCGGTTGCCGTCGCCGCTGATGACCGGTGCGTCGCTGCTTTCGTCGCCGACCGCCCCCGTGGCCCCGTCGGCCCGGGAGGCCAGGGTGGTCACGTCCGTGTCCAGGTTCCGTACGTAGACATCGGCCTTGTCGTTGGTGTCGGCCGGCACCAGCTGTCCCACCGCCGTAAACGCGACCACCTTGCCATCGGAGCTGATCGTGGCGTCGCTGGCCCGGTTCGCCTTGGCGCCGTTCGCGCCGCTGGCCCTGGAGACGAGCTCGAACTCGCCGGTCTTGAGGTCACGGCGGTAGATCTGGCCGCCGTCGCCGTCCTGCGCCGCCTCTGGCAGGTGCGCGGAACCGCTTGAAAAGATCTGGTAGCGGCCGGTCGCGCTGATCGTCCGTCGGCCGTAGTTGTAATCGCCGAAACCAGGGGTGCGGACCGGTGCCGTCCCCTTGGGCCGGGAGACCAGGTCGATCGCCCCCGAGGGGAGGCTGCGCTCGAAGACCGAGGCGAGGTCCGGGTCGCTGTCCGGTGTGGCCCCGCCAGCCTCGCCCCAGGTCGCGGACTGGCCGTCGCCCGAGATCGTCCCTTCGACCGCGTAACTGTTTCGGTACGAAACCAGCGAGGTTTGATCGGTGCTGCGGTCCCTCATGTAGACCCCGTAGTAGTCGGGGGACGGTCCCAGGTTCTCGGCGTCGGAAGAGAAGATGACTCTCGATCCGTCGTCGCTGATGCTCGGAGTGTGGGCTCGGCTGTCGGCGTTGGCCCCGCTCGCTCCGCTCGCCCGGCTGACCAGCTCGGACGGGATCGCCGCCATGCTGCGCACGTAGACGCTGGCATCGTGGTCCGGATCGGTCACGCCGTTGTCGAGCAGGTCGGCGGCGTAGCTGGTGAACGCGACCTCGACCTCGCTCAGGGCGCCGGGTGAGCCGGCGATCAGCGCTTCGTCGCTGCCGTCGTTCGCGGAAGCGGTCGCATCGTTGTACTTGGCACTGACCAGATAGGTGGAGTCGCTGTCCATGTCCCGGAGGAAGATGTCCTCGCTGTAGGTGCCGTTGTTGTCGGAGAAACCCGCCACCAGGTCGGTCGCGTCGGAGGAGAAGACCACCCATTTGCCGTTGCCGCTGATTGCTCCGTCGTCCGAGGGGTCGTTGCCGGCCGTGGACGCGCCGGACTTGGCCGAGACCAGGGTCGAGGTGCCATCGGCCAGCTTCATCCGGTAGACGTCGTCCTCGGTGTTCGAGTCCCCCGGTGTGAGGGCCTGGCTGGTGGTGAAGAGGACGTACTTGCCGTCGGCAGAGATATCGGTGAGGTAGGCGTCGTCGGTGACCGATGGGGTCAGCAGGGTCGTCGTGCCGGCCTGGATGTTGCGGAGATAGACGTCCATGTTGGCGTCGGTGTCAGCGGGGACGGCCTGCACGTCGGTCGAGAAGGCGACGAGGTTGCCGTCCCCGCTGGGGAAACAGTTGTAGATCGCATTGTCGAGCGGCGCCCCGTTCATGCCGTCGGCGCGGTTGACGAGCACGACATCCCCGGTCTGGGTGTCCTTGCGGAAGAGGTGGGTCAGGTCGGGGTTGATCCCGGCTGCCAGGTTGTCTGAATCCGAGAAGAACAAGACGTACCGGCCGGTGGTGTTCACCGGTGAGGTCGCGTACCCGGGACCCAGCGTGCCTGAGTTTCCGCCCGGGACGGCATTGGCCGGCAGGTCCAGGTAGCTGGTCGGGAACGTGTCCCCGACCAGGGCCGTGCCCGCCGAGGCGGCGGAGCAGAAAACCATGGCCGACCCCAGAACGAGCGTGATCAGAACCGCCTTTGTCCTCATCGAAACGTCCCCCATGCCATTCCTTTCCGCAGGGCGGGTGAGCCGCCTTTTGTTGTCCGGATGCTACCCCGCGGATGCCGCGAATTTCAAACGCTTCTCGATCTCGCCCCGGTACGCCTGAGACCGATCCCGGTCGCAGGAAGGGAATTCCGTTGGTCTTGGGTAATCATTGGGTAGTCACGACGAAGGAACTGTCGATGCGTCGATCCAGAAAAGCGAAGAAAGAAACCCAGCCGGAGCCCCGGCCAGACGACACCCAGGAAATGTTCACCACCGGCCCGGGCCAGCCCGACGGCCCGGAGGAGACGCGGGAGTACGAGACGGTCGCGGTCGAGGCGGAAGAGCCTGTGCCGGTCGACGAAGAACCGGAGATCGAGGAGCCCGAACCGACCGAGGAGCCCGAACCGGTCGAGGACGAGGAATCGAAGCCGGGGAGGACGAGCCCTTCGACGAGGAGGAACTGGAAGCGGTCGAGGACGAAGCCTGGGAAGGCGACGGTTACGAGGATTGGGATGAGGACGCCGACGAAACCGAGTTGATCGAATCGGTCCCGCAAAGCGAGCCCCAGAAGTCTGGCACCGATGATTTCAAGGCCTGGCTGGTCGCCTTCAGGCAGCGGGCCGGGACCATCTGGAAGGGCTTCTGGGCACGGATCGGGGCGATCAAGCTTCCCCGTCACGAGATCGATGGCCAGAAGGTGCTGGCGGTCGCCGGGATCCTCGCGGTCGCGGCGATGGTCGGTGCCGGTGGCTACCTGCTCGGCAAGGGATCCGGGGACGACGTGGACCAGGCGCGACTCGAGGGAGAGTTCGCGGGCAAACGGGCGGGGGCGGTCGAAGGCGCGACCAAGGTCTACGTCAACGGCGATTATGCCAACATCACTCGGGCCTACGAAGCTGCCGGCGTCCCCGTCGCCGACATCAGTGAGATGCGCGCGCTGCCCGGCAAGGCCAAGCCCAAAGACACCACCGATCCGGCGAAGCCGAATGAGGCGGCAAAAAATTTGGAATAAACATCTGAATATGCTATGAAAAACGAGCCGGGAAGCTGCTCTAACAGCCACCCGGCTCTGACCAAAACGAACCCGATGGGAGGGTCGAATGGATGAGAAATTCAAAGCATGTTTAGTTGACGGCTGCAACAAGAATGCAGCAAAGCCTGGCTCTGGTAGAGGATACTGCGGAGCACATTATCGCAAACTGCGTAGGTATGGCGACCCGCTAGCGGGCAAGTCAAACCGTGCGTCGCCAGAAGAATGCATCGTTGATGGTTGCTCAAGCGGGGCCAAGGGGAAGCAATACTGCATCAAGCATTATCTGCGGTACATTCGCCATGGCGATCCTGTCGGCGGGGGTGCGGCACGCAACGCTCTATCCCAGTGGATTGAAGACCATAAAGACTACGACGGGGACGGATGCCTCAGATGGCCGTATGGCACTGGAGGCGATGGCCGGGGCCTCGTCACTTTTCGCGGCAAGAGAATAACAGCGCCGCGAGCCATGTGTTTTGCCGCCCATGGCGAGCCGCCAACCCCTCAGCATGAAGCGGCTCATTCTTGCGGGAAAGGCCACGAAGGATGCACTCATCCTAAGCATCTTCGGTGGGCAACCGTCGTCGAAAATCATGCAGACAAAGTCTGCCATGGAACGGCGCAACGGGGCGAAAAGCAGTGGGCAGCAAGGCTTACTCGCGATGATGTTCGGCAGATACGGCGGTTATCGATCAGCATGTCGCACCAGGACATTGCCGACTTATTCGGCATAGACCAGTCGCACGCGACGAACATCATAAATCGAAAGGCTTGGGCTTGGCTGCCGTAGCCACTCATCACTCCGAACCCGGCGTTGCCGGCAACTTGGCCTCCTCGCGGAGGCCTTTTTCATTGTTGGGAACAAGGAACCAAAGACATGATTACCACAGCTTCCGAATCCAAGGTCTTCGTCTGCGTGACGCCGGCCCTGCCCGCCACCGATACTGCCGCGGAATATGCCGCCCTGACGTGGGTCGAGATCGGCGAAGTCGAGGACATGGGCGAGTTCGGCGACGAAAGCTCCGACGTCACCTTCTCCGCCGTCAGCGATGGCCGCGTGCGCCATCTGAAGGGCGTTCGTGACGCAGGCACGCTTGCGCTTGTTTGCGGTCGCGATCCTCTCGACGCGGGTCAGATTGCTCTCAAGGCCGCCGAAAAAACCAAGTTTTCGTACCCGATCAAGGTACAGGCCGCCGACGCGCCGAGCGAGCTTTATGCGGACTCGGTCTATTACTTCAACGCCAAGATCATGTCGGCGCGCGACAATTATGGATCGGTCGACAACGTCGTCCGCACGTCTTTTTCGCTCGGGATCGACTCTCCCATTATCGAGGTGCCTTCTGCTTTGATCTGATGCAGCAGTTGGGTTAAAATGGCGAACCCGTCGAGCATCTCACCTCTCGACGGGTTCTAACCAAGCCAACCTGTTCGGAGGTCGAAATGGCTAACACCGGTATATGCCCAGTTGATGGGTGCGGCAAGAATGCTCACACTCGCGGTTATTGCTCTGCTCACTATAGGCGATGGCTAAGGCATGGCGATCCGAACAGCGGGCACGCGTCCCCCGGAGCCGGTCTGCGATGGCTGGAATCCCACCTGGCCCATGACGGCGAGGACTGCCTGATTTGGCCTTTCGGGCGTCTGGCGAATGGGTATGCCTTTGTCCGGCGCCAGAACTCGGGCAGCGTGACGACTGCGGCAAGGCTGATGTGCGAGAAGGTTCACGGTCTTGCGCCGTCAGAACTTCACGACGCGGCTCATTCCTGCGGCAAAGGCCATGAAGCCTGCGTTCATCCACAACATCTGTCCTGGAAAACGCCTACAGAGAACCACGCTGATAAGTACGTGCACGGGACTATGGTCAGAGGCGAGGCTGTGAAGCATGCCAAGCTGACCGAAGACGCCGTTCGCGAAATCAGGGCATTGGCAGGGACCGCATCCCAACGCGTCATCGGTGAAATGTTCGGCGTCAGCGCCGGCACCATTCGAAGGGTTATCCTTCGGATCGACTGGAGCTGGGTCAACTAAGCCCCGCTCTCCGCACAAATCCAAAGTTCTAAATCCGGTCCGACAACCGGTATCGCAAAGCCACGTGGCCGTGGCGGGGGGTTTGTCGGCATCCCGCCACTCAATCCTCCCGACAAAGGAAACTGAAATGGACCTTTCTGCACTCGATACCACCACGCTCGCCGATGAAGGCGTAGCGATGGAAGTTCTCGGCGTTGACGGCACTGTGCTGCGCGACGAGGCCGGCAATGCCATCACGATCAAGCTTCTCGGCGCCGACTCCGAAAAGGTGCGCAAGCGCCAGCGGATGGAAATCGACAAGCGCCTGAAGCGCGGCAACCGCGCCAAGTCCTCGGCAGCCGAGATCGAAGAGAATGGCATCGATCTTCTTGTCTTCTGCACCGTCGGCTGGTCCGGCGTGAAGTTCAACGGCGAGGAAATGCCGTGCAATGCGGAAAACGCCCGCAAGCTCTACACGGCCCTGCCTGCGCTTCGTGACCAGGTTGACGCGTTCGTAGGCGACCGTGGAAATTTTACGAAGGCCTGATCGACGATATCGTCGACGGCCTGTGCATCTATGCCGAGGCGGCTTTCGGCCCGCCTCGCACTTCCGTAGAGGCCCTACTGCCCGCCGACGCTTCCCACATATGGGAATGGTTTCTCGATCTGGACCGCGCGCGCCAGGTCGGCATGCAGGCCAATCCCATCGGCTTTCCTGAGATCGCCGCCTATTCCTCCCTCATGGATGCTTCGATGCGGCCATGGGAAGTGGCGGCAATACGTCGTGTCGACGACATCGCCCTCGCGGCGCGCGCGCGGAAGACAGGGCGAGGCGGCAAGGGCGGCAAGATCGAAGATAGAGAGCCGGATGCGCTCGTCAGCAAGGCTGATGGCGCCGGCGTGTCGAGCTTGATGCAGGGGTTGGCAGCGAAAGCGAGGAAGAAGTGATCCCATCCACTAGTGCGAGGTCGGTTCGTCGTCGCAATCGCTGGGCGGGCGTCCATGGAGTTGAGCCAATTTTTGGATGGCCCAAAAATCACAGTCCCCATTGTCTTCAACGGGGACTGTGAATGGATAAGAATCCCTAATCCACCACTCTGCGGTATTAAGAGGCGTCAAACCATCAAGCGGCCGGCACCCCCACCTTTTCAGTTTGGCTTCCCAGATATGGCGAGGTAGGAATTTATCTCTGATCACGGCTTAATGACGATACGCAACGTACTCTTTGGGGCCGGGCACGATAGGCCTTTCGTCGATCACTCCCTCGCGCGCTAAGGCGCGGCGAATATCCTCAAGCGGTTCGACGACGATTGGCTCCTTAAGATCGTGCGAGATTATCGCCTCCAAAGCAGCCTTGACGTCTTCGAGAACGCGGTCGACACTTGAGCTTGAGAGCACCAGGCCTGGTATGTCTTCGCTCCATACACGTAGACCACCACCTGGACGCTCTTCGAAGCAAACGGTAATTTTGAACGGATGGTCGTTTGTCATTTTCTGAGCGCTTTTGTTGTGACTTGCATAATGAAACATACGGTCCATTAATGGCCGGTCAATGACCGTGATATCTTGATTTTCGGGCAAAAAGATGCTATCAGCTAGCAGCTTGTTCGCTGCAAGACACGCTGGTTGCCGGTCGAGAATGGCAATTTAATTTTTTAGACGGCGCCCTGACCGGCGCCTTTTGCGCGTCTATAGGTATGGGGCAGCAAACATCATGCAGACAGGCGTAGAATCTGCAATCGCTAAAAATAGTGTATCAGCCGTTTTGCGCCTTCGTGCCGACGTCGTTAAAGCAGACGGCCCGAGTGCAGATATCGCCCGGATCGACGCTTGGCTTCGTCGAAACTGGAAGCCCCCGGCCACGTTTGACGAAGCCGTCGCCGACCTCATCCGCCGCTACCCCGTGGTGACGGCGGCGCTGGCGAGGTGATCACTCCTTGAGATAGCCGTTCCCTATCAGCCAATCGCGTAGGATGCGGCGGATGGCTTCTTGCCTGCTGATGCTATCGTGTTCCGCGGCAAAAGCATCGATGGCGCCCAAGTCAGGCTGCTGGACGCGCAGGACAATTCGGTCACTTTCGACCGCCGGCCTGCCTCTTGATTTTTTGGGCACATTTATTGTTGACGTCATGAATAAAAGGTGCCATAAAATAATCGACCGCACAAGAGGGGCCTAATCCTCAAGCGCGGTCTAACCGAAACCAATCTTGTTGGAGATTGATATGGCTAACCCCCGTATACCCCTTTCCGCGCTCATTCGAAACCCTGTCGTGGCTGATGCCTTCCGCCGCGCTGAGCGTGACGACGGCTCGGCATTTGCGATCACGGCGCCGAAGTCTCCCGTCCTCGTTGGTGGGGAGGCTGCGTGATGGATCGGCGAACAGTTCTCAAGGGCGGCCTTGTCTTGGCCGCCACCGCTCATACCGCAGCTCTAGCCCCGGTGATTGTCGACCCTCTCCTCGAAACAATCCGCGCCTATCAGTGCGGCTGTGACGATTTCAACCGTCTTGCGGATGCCGCTTCAGACGATAGGCAATGGGATGAATTCGAGTCCTATACCTTCGGGCCGCCGCTGGCGAAACTTCGGCAGTGGGCCGAGCCGGCGAAAAGCATGGAGGGCGCCATAGCGGCGCTGCAAATCTCCTTGCTGGACTCAGGCGGTGTCAACGGATCGGAAACACAGGACCGCATGGTCAAGGCCGCGCTCGACTACCTTGAGAGCCTAGCGGCATAAATTACGCAGAACCAATTCCTCGCCGCCAATGAGGATGTACGCGAACGACGAGCTTCATAGGCTCCGGCGTTCGTGAAAGCGAACCCCTGTGTGTACCGGGCTTGGCGGGCCGGACGCCTATGGAGACTGAAATGGCTAAAGCACCTACAAAAGAAGAAGTCGGTATCGTTCTTCCGCCGCTGGCGATCCAACTCATGGAAGTAACCGTTTGCGGTGATACCCCGCTCATCGTTCACGCTTGGTCCGCAAAGGCCAAGAAAGAAATGCTCGATAAGCAGATGAAGACTGCGAAGCAGGCGAAGGCTCCGAAAAACCCGAAAGAGGACTACGAAAGTTCGCTCTATCGTCTCGGTGACGGCTTCGGCTTCCCCTCGGTTGGCTTCAAGGCTGCAGCCGTCACCGCCTGCACGTCGGTCGCCGGCATTACGAAGATCGCTGCCAGGCAGGCGTTTCATATTCTCGGCGAGGACATCGACGTCACTGGCGCTTTCGAGGGTACCAAAGCCCGTCTGAATCTCGTTCGCATCGAGGGCAGTTCTCCATCAATGCGCGAAGACATGGTGCGTGTCGGCATGGGAACGGCTGATCTTCGGTATCGCGGCGAGTTCGCGGACTGGCACGCAAAGCTCTTGGTGCGCTACAACGCAAACGTCTTGAGCGAAAGCCAGATTCTGAACATCATCAACGTCGCGGGTTTTGCTGTCGGCGTCGGAGAGTGGCGCCCTGAGAAAGATGGCATGAACGGCATGTTCCATGTCGCCTCGGAAGCGGACATGGCGAAGCTGGAGGCGGCTAACCAGTCGATCGCTGCATGAGGATCGCGGGTTACGAATTCTCGGAAGGTGCTCGTTTCCAGAAGGATGCGGACCAGAACGCCAAGGCTGTCGGGGAACACCTCGACATGCTGCGGCAAAAGTTTAAGGGCGAGTTGACCCCAAAGGATGTGGTCGACGACGCCCGGAACAATAACAGCCCGCTTCATTCGTTCTTCGAGTGGGACGACAATGCTGCCGCCGAACAATACCGGCTGCAGCAGGCGCGTGGTCTGATCAAGGCTGTCGTCGCGATCTATGTTCGCGAGGACAAGCCAGCGATGCGGACAAAAATGTTCGTCCACGTTCCCGAACCGCAGGCGCCACACTATCGCGAGGCATCGCACGCGATGTCACAACGCAAGACGAGGGCGTTGGTTCTCGACCGGGCATGGCGCGAATTGAAGGCGTGGAAGCAGCGATACAAAGACCTTGAAGAGTTCGCTTCTCTGGTCGATATCATTGACCGCATTGACGAAGATTTCCCCGAGAAACTGAAAAAAATCGGGGTGCAATAGGGCGGAACCGAATGCCCGTTCGGTTGGCAAGGATCATGGTAGGGCAGGCAAGGCTAGGTAAGGTGGGGTGTGGTCAGGCGAGGTGAGGCATGGCAGGCTAGGCCCGGCCAGGCCTGGTGTGGCGAGGCTAGGCGGGCCACGGCCCGCTTCGGCAGGCGCGGCCAGGCAAGGTGGGGGTTGGCCAGTTGAGGCCAGGCACCGCAAGTCTCCCGCCAGGGAAGGGAAAGGGGGGTGTGGACCGCCGTTGTCCCTTAGCGATTTTAAGCAGCGCCCATAACGGTCGCTCCGCCCATGCCAGAGGTCGCATTGGTGACATAGAGACGATTGCCGCCGACGGCTACCGTTTGCTTCTTCATCTGATTGATCGCATCCTTGTAAGCGGCACCTTGCAGCATGACACCTCCGATCAGGTTCTGGTCGCCTTGAACGCTCCTGAGATATTTGCAACCGGCGACAGCCTGTGGAGATCCGACTACTTGCACCGCTGCCATCTCCGGCGTGGTGGTCGTGCAGCCGGCCAATAGCGCTGCGGAAATCACAAGAATCTTCTTCATACCATCCTCCGATTGAATTCGGCGGACGCTAGCGCACGCTTTCTTGAAAGGCAATCGGATGACTGATCTGGCAACCCTGGGCTTGGCCGTCGAAACCAAGCAGGTCGTCAAAGCCGTTGGCGATCTTTCTGCATTCGAGAAAGCCGCGTCGAAGGCTGAGAAGGCATCAGACGGTGTGTCGAAGACCAGCGACCGCGCACAACGGAATGTTGCCCGGTTCGGCAAGGTAGCAAACGACAACGCATCAGCGACGTCTCGCATGGCCCGCGAACTCGACCATGCCGAAAAATCCATGGGAGCAATGGAGCGATCTTCTGCGGCGATGACTTCGGCGCTGGCGCGGTTGGGCGTAGCTTTGACCGCAGCCTTCAGCGCTCAAGCTCTCATTGCTGCCGCGGATCGTTTCACCAAGTTCGAAAACAGCCTTCGCGTTGCCGGCGTTGCCTCGCGAGACATGGCGATGGTGCAAGAGCGCCTGTTTTCTGCAGCCAACCGCAACGGCGTCGCTGTCAGCGCCCTTGGCGAGCTTTATGGCAAGGCCGCAATGTCGGCCGGCGAGCTTGGCGTCACGCAGCAAGAGCTTCTGAAGTTCGTCGATGGCGTCTCGGCTGCCCTGCGCGTTCAAGGCGGTTCGGTAGAGGCCGCGAGTGGTTCGCTGCTTCAGCTTGGCCAGGCTCTCGGCGCAGGCATCGTGCGGGCCGAAGAGTTCAACAGCATCTTGGAGGGCGCATACCCGATTGCCCAAGCCGCAGCACGCGGCATGGATGGCATGGGCGGGAGTGTGGCGCGACTTCGTCAGGCTGTTGCCGACGGAAAGGTCACATCTCAGGCGTTCTTCCAGGCGCTTCTCAAAGGGTTCACGACCACCGAGGCCCTTGCTGCGGGAATGTCGCTCACGGTTGAAAGCTCTCTCAACGTTGTCTCGAACTCCTTCACGCGCCTCGTCGGATCAATCGACCAAGAGTTGGGCGTCAGCAGCGGTATTGCGTCCGGCATTCAGTCTATCGGCATGATGCTTGATGGCCTGTCGCAGCGTGTGGACGCTTTCGGGCAGGCGTTCCGGGCGAACTTTCGTGAAATTGCCGGCGCGGCGGTTGTAGCGGGAACAGCGCTGGCTGCCGCATTCGGACCTGTGGTTATCGGCGCCGCTATCACCGGCCTGGCTGCGCTCTCCAGCGCTGCCGTCGCCGCGATCCGTGCGATCACGGTTGCAATGGCCTCTAATCCGATTGGGGCTATAGCCGTCGCAATCGCGGGCGTGATCACCGCCGCCTACGTGTTCCGAGATGAAGTGAAGAGGATCTTCGGTTTTGACGTGGTCGATGCTGTCGCGACAGCTGGCGACTATATCATCAACTCGTTCGAAGCGGCCTATAACGACGTCCAGTTTGTCTGGGCGCAGCTTCCGAACATGCTCGGCGCCGCCGCGATCGGTGCCGCCAACATGGTCGTGCGCGCCGTCAATTCGATGATCCAGACGGTCACGACGCAATTCAATGACCTGATCACCAGCATCAATTCCATCTTGCCAGGTGAGGGCCTCTCAACGCTTTCGATCGATCCGGTCAAAGAGTTTGAAAACGAATATGCTGGCCCGCTTGAGGAGGCAGCGCGGAAGCACGTTGAAAAATTCGAGATGATCATGAGCCAAAGTCGCCTTGGCGGTATGGCAGACGCCATGCGCTCAACCGGTGAAGAGGCGGCAAAGGTCGAAGACGCCCTGAAAAAGTTGCCGGCGCCCGTTTCGCTCACGACCGAAGAGGCGAAGAAGCTTGCCGATCAGTTGAAGGATTTGCGTAGCCGGGCCGACGGTCTGGTCGAGAAGTTTTTCCCAGGTGAGGCGGCTCGTCGTGAAGCGGAAGAGCTTTCTTCGCTCCTCCGCCAGTTCGGCGACCAGCTTGATAGTGTTCAGCGCAAAGCTGTTGAGATGGAGATTGGTAATCTTTTCAAGGCGTCAGAGCTTGGGCTTCGCAATCTTGATCAAAAGACGAAGAAGACCAGCAAGGATATGGCCGAAGAGATCGAGAACACTCTCGGCTCGACGTTGGCCGATCTCTGGTCTGCGCCGATAAAAGGCTTGGACGATTTCGTCGACAAAGTCATGAGCGCATTCGCGCAACTTGGGCAGGCCAATCTACAGCGCGCATTTGAGGGGCTGTTTGGCGATCCTCAAACTGGAAGGAACGCTTCGCGGTCTTCAAGCTCGTCGACTGGTTCTGGCGGCGTCATTAGCCAAATCGGGGATTTCTTCGGGAACATCTTCACCGACCGTCGTATGGTGTCGGCACAGAACAAGGCTGTTACCACGGCCGCAGCACGCGTGCCTGCACAGCCGTTGCAAAAGGTGATGGCCACCGTTGGCAGCACCGTATCCAATACGGTTTCAACGCTTACATCCTCGATGAGCAACTATGCCAACGCAATCAAGTCCATCGAAAGCAGCGGCAATTACTCTGCAATCGGACCTCTTTCCCGCAAGGGCGACCGGCCTTATGGCGCCTATCAGGTCATGGGGAACAACATTCCATCTTGGACGAAGGAGCTTCTCGGATATTCGGTATCGACGCAGGAGTTTTTGAAGAGCAAGAGCATCCAAGACGGCGTTTTTGCCCAGCAGTTCGGGAAGTATGTCACCCGCTTCGGCAACGATCTGGATGCCGCGTCTGCTTGGTTGACTGGCCGTCCCATGTCCAAGGCTGGCAATGACGCTGACGTCCTCGGGACCACCGCATCGAAATACGTCCAGAAGTTCAAAGCCGCGCTTGGCAATCAAACTGATACCTGCACCTTCAAAGACACGTCCACCCTCACGCGCGGGTTGTCCCCGGCGGGCGGAACGTGCGACCGCCGCCGGTGCGACGATCCAACACGCACCGACGATAGACTCCCTCCTCCCAAATGTTGCGTTTGCGGGGCCGCGTCCGGCGGTGCGTCAGCTTCTGTCGCCGCTGGTCAACCTGCGAACGGAGGCGGCATCAGCGGGGGCCTCAACGCCATCGTTGGCGGCCTCGGGCTTGGCTACCAGTCTCAAAGCGCTGGTATGGGGGCCATAGGCGGGGCCTTGTCAGGTTTCATGGCTGCGGGGCCTATCGGCGCCGTCCTTGGCGGGATTGCCGGCGCGATCGGTGGGATTTTTGGGTCTCGAAGCAAGCGGAAGAAGGAAGAAAAGGAAGCCCAAAGGCAGCTTGACCAGAACCGGACGGCATTGGAGCAACTCTTTGCGCTTGGTGAAGGCCGTGGCGTCGGTACGTACACTCAGAGCGTCAACGAGATGTACGACAAGACGGCTGAATTCGACGAAGTCGCTCAGAAAGCAGGCGACGACAAGCTCGTTCAGAAGCTCCGCGACAACTTCAATTCGTTCTTCATCCTGATGGAGAAGGATTTTGTTGGATCGTGGAATGGGATGATTGAGGCCTTTGAAAGCGGCCTGGGGTCCAATAGCCCGTTTGTGCAGGCTCGTGATCAGATGCAGAAGCTTTCCGACGAGTTGAAAAACTTTGTCGCTGACGCCCAAACTTTCGGGGACATGCAGCTCAAGCACAATCGCGACCTCACGCCCGAGCAGCTGGAGCAGCGAGTAAAGCAAGCGCAGGAAGCTGCTCAAAAGATGGCACTTGCCGCTCTTGCCGGCGTCGAACCGTTGAGCCAAATGGAGGAAGAGCTTCTTCGGGTGAAGGGCGCCACCACGTCGTTGCAGACGACGCTGGAGCAGCTTGGGATGACAGCCGAAGAGGCCGCGGTGTCGATCGACAGCGCCACGAAGACGGCTCTGGAGAAGCTGCGCGACGGCTTCATGAAGGACATCACGTCCAGCCTGAACGAGCTTTCCGGCGTGGGTTATATCAACGACATCATGGACGCCCAGGCAGCTTATCAGGCTCGCCTGAAGGATTCGGCGGCGCTCGGCATAGATAGCTCCTTCGCGCTTCGGGAACTCTCCCTGTCGCTCAAGGAAATCGTGTCGTCTGCCGGCCTGACGAGGGAGGAAATCAGCCTTCTCTCGCAGACCTTCCCCGAACTGCAGTTTGCGCTCAAGGGATGGTCGCAGGATACCCTCACTCTGGCGGATGCAACGTCGCAGCTGCAGGCGGCCTACGAGAACGAATCCTCTGCCCTCGAAGACGCCATCAGCAAGAACAAGGCGTGGATCGCATCCATCAAGCAGTTCCGCGATGCGATGAAGATCAACGACAACTCGCCGTTGGCGCCGAACGAGAAGGTGGAAGAGGCTGCGAAGCAGTTCCGCGATATCGCCGCAAAGGCTATGGGCGGTGATGAGGAAGCCCTCGGCCAGCTGACCTCTATCAGCCAGGACTATCTCGACGAGGCGCAGGCCTATTACACCTCGTCGGTGAAATATTTCGAGATCTGGAAAGAGGTCGACGCCACGCTCGACAAGGTGCAGAAGTCGAGCGAGGGCAATCTGTCCGAATCCCAGCGTCAGCTTGATGCGCTGAAGGCCTCGGTGAACGGCATCCTCAAGGTCGACGAAAGCGTCCTGTCGGTCAAGGATGCGCTGGCCCAATACAATACGGCGCTCGCCGCCAATCTCGATGCGATCCGCACACAGCTCGGCATGACCCAGGCGAACAATACCGCCGCCATCACGCAGGCTTACGCGGATCAGCTCGACCGCGCCCCTGAAAAGGCCGGCATGGATTACTGGCAGCAGCAGATCAAGAACGGTATGTCGGTATCGCAGGCTCAAAGCAGCATTGCCGACAGCCGCGAGGCGCAGATCAATCGGCTCTACAAGCAGATTTTCGGCCGGAGCATTGATTCTGCCAGCGCTGCCTACTGGATGGCCAGCAACAAGACGATCGCGCAGATCGAAGCTGACCTCACCTATGCGAAATCCATCGGCGCATTTGCCAACGGCGGCACGCATGATGGTGGCCTGCGCATTGTTGGCGAGCGAGGCCCGGAGCTTGAAGCAACCGGCCCGTCTCGCATCTGGAGCGCCAGCCAGACGCGGGCGATGCTCCAGCCAGCCAACAACAACGGCGATTTGGTCTCGGAACTGAAGGCGCTTCGTCAGGAAGTCGCAGCCCTTCGCGCCGAGCAGCGCCGGCAAACCGAGACGGTTGCCTATGCCGGCAATCAGCAGATCGAAGAGCAGAAGAAGACGAATGCCAATCTGGCGGACGTCAGCGGCGAGTTGAAGCGCGCCAACGCCTCACGATAAATCAGGAGATACTCCATGGCAGTTACGCTTGCCGCTTCGGCGCGCACGGCGCTGATGACCGCTTTGCGCGATACCGTCGCTGACGGCACGCTCGAGCTATTGTCGGCGTCCAACCAAGTGCTGGCAATCTTCGGGCTTTCGTCAACGGGCGGCACGGTTTCCGGCGATGTCTGGACGTTGGCTTTTGATGCCGGCGGCGCGACAACGGGCACCGTGGCCTCAGGCACTGGCACGACCGCAACCGCAGCCCGTATCAAAAACACCTCAGCCGCAGCCCTCATCACTGGCTTGACGGTTGGGTTGACCGGCTCTGGCGCCGATATCAAGCTCGACAACGTATCGATCTCGCAAGGCCAGTCGGTGACGATTACCTCGGCGACAATGACCTACGTGTGAGGCCGGCATGACCATCACCGTCCCCCCGCTCTTCACCAGCACCGTTTCTGACAACCCGGCCGACAGCTCGGCAGGCAAGGTCACGCCGAGCCGCTGGAACCAGGGCAACAAAATCCAGATGGCTACGGCTCGGCTGATCGGTCGAACGAGTTCGGGCGCAGGTGACGCCGAGGAAATCTCCGTTGGCAATGGCCTGGTGCTGTCCTCCGGTTCGCTCGCCGCCGATATCGCGACTGCCGCCAATATCCGCGCGGCGGCCGCCAACAAGCTGATCGCCGCCGATGGCGTCTTGTCAGCGCTATCATGGGTCACGGTCACCTATGCCGCGACGACGACGCTCGATCTCTCGACCTTCGAAAACGCTTTCATTACCTGCACAGGCAATATCACGCTCGCCAATCCCAGCAACGTGCAGGTCGGCAAAACCAAATTCGTCCTGCTCGCCGGCAATGATGCGACGGCACGCACGATCTCGTTTGGCGCCAATTACAAGGGTGATCTGCCGACGCAAACGGTGACCAGCACGGCTTACCTGTTGGTCGGCCTGACGGCTTACACGTCCACACATATTGTCGTCTCCAGCATTAAGGCGCTGTGATGTTGCCCGGATTTCCGAAACCTATTCTTAGCCGTGGCGGGCCGGTTCCATTTGCAATGTCGGGATCCTTCGAGGGGCCAAGCAATGATGGATTTACGTTCACCAACATGTTTGCCACGTCGTCCGGAACGCCGAGAACCGGAAGCAGTTGCGCTGCGGTAAGCTCGGCGGGTGGGACCGCTATCCTAATTATCCCCGCCGCAGTTGCTGGCCGCCTCCGCATCACGATGTCCATCTGGCACCGATCCGCCCCCGGTGGGATCAATCGTACCCGTTCGCTTTCATATGCAATTGGAGCCGGCGGCTTTGTTTCGTTGGGCTCGGTAACAAATACATCGATCACATACGCCCAGCTAACCGGCACATTCGACAACCCAGGCATGGACGATGTCACCATGCGCTTCGAAGGGAGTTCGACGAGTGCCTTTTTCGACGACTGGGCAATTTCAGGAGTTTTGATCCCATGACGCTTTATCTTGAAACGCCGGATGGCTTTGTCGCCTGGGCTGGCCAGCCGATCCCGACGCCGCTCAATGTTTGGGGCGAGCCCGAAACGGTCGAGCAGGATGGCCAGGTCATGCAGGTGCGCTTGCAGCACACCGTTGACGAACCGGTCAGCCATCCGCTTTCCATCGAGCATCATTGGACGGATGAGGAACTGGCGATCCTGCATCTCTACCGGCCCGGCCCGGCTGAAGATGTTCCCCCGCATCATCGCATCGTATCGACCGACGTTGCGCGCGTCGACGGCGTCGTGCGGTTCGTCTACATAACCGAGGAACTCCCGCTCGACGAGCGCAAGGCGCAGATGGTCGCCGCGATTGCAGAGCGCCGTTGGCGCGCCGAGACCGGCGGCCTGACGTTTGATGCAATGCGCATTCCGACAGACCGGGAAACGCAGGCGATCATCGCGCGCACGATGCAAGCGCTGAGCGACGGCGACATCGCGGGCCCGATCAAGTTCAAGATGCCGTTCGGTTTCGTGCCGATCACCGCGTCTCACCTTGCTGCAATCAAGCGGGCCGGCGCAGAGCATATTCAGGCGTGTTTTGACAGGGAGGCCGATCTGGTCGAGGCCGTCACCGCCTCGGCAGATCACGACGCGCTCGATGCGATCGATATCGAAAGCGCATGGCCGGGCGTAGAGGGCTGATCCTTCATGGCGTTTCAGTCCGACGCATTTCAGAACGATGCTTTCCAGATCGTCGCCGGGCCGACGTCCGGCACGATGGCGGCGGTCGTCTCGCCATCGTTCTCCGCCACCTTCATCGGAACGGTTCGCATTGCTGGCGTTCTTGCCGCGACATTGTCACCGGGCTTTGCCGCCAATGTGGCCGGCGTTGTCGCAGTCCGCGGCACGATGGCCGCTGGCCTGCATATCGGCCTTGTGGCCGACTTCGCCGGCACCAGCGAAGGCAACATCGTCATCATCCCGCGCGATACGGTCGGCGGGACCGCCTATCTTCTGGAACTGGCTGGCGCTGACAACGAGACTGGAGACGCGATCGACGTCTACTTTTCCACGGACGGCTTTAATTCATTGCCTTCGGACCCGAAGCCGAACGTCGAATACAACGGTCGCATAAAGGTGCCCGGCAATTACGAGCGCACGCTGTTTTCGTCGGGCACGACGTCGGGGCAAATCAGTGTCGGGGCAGGGCTGATCGAACTCGTCAACATGGACGGCGAACTGGATTATCTCCGGTCAATTGCGTTCGACGGATACGAGCTGCGCATTCTGGCTATCCCGCGCCGAACCCCGAAATATGAGGACGCGGTGCTCGTTTTCAG